TATTTCTACCGAGCCTTACTTGTTTATGGGCGTATCCGAAGAAGGTGACTTAGTTTTTGACTATGACACCATCATGGAAAACCAATTTATATATGTCAGCGCAGGTGATGACCTTGCGCGAAGTATTGCCACCGGCACTGTCGCTTTTACCCCCAGCCCGCAATGGGTCACCAGCGCCGATGTCACCAGTTGGCTGGGCATAGAAGTCGCAACGGCCAATGACACGGCCTTCATTGCTGTCTGTGTTTCAGCGGCTAACAGTTGGGCTTTTCGCAAACGCCGCGAGGCCGGTTATACCGACTCATTGAGTAGCGCACCCGACGGCGCAGCAAAACTGGGGACTATTCAGTACGCCGCAATCCAGTACAGATCAAGAGGAGCCGTAGATGGCTTTTCAAGTTTTGAGTCAATGAACATGGGCACCCCCACCATGTCACTCGGCCAAATCATGGCACTCCTTGGCTGCGGAAGGCCACAGGTCGCATAATGGCCGCCACCGGAATCCTTGCCGACGCAGTCAACGCAATCAAAACACAACTCACCGCTCTTGGTCTCAAACCCGTCACAGACCCGCGCAATGCGCGGCCAATGTCCGTCATGATTGAACTCCCGGTAATGACATCATTTACTTACAATGTCGGAGACTTCCGCATACCAGTCCGCATTCTTGCCGCACCACCTGCCAACAGCGACGCCGGGGATTACCTCATGACAATCGTTGACACAATAATGAACTCGCCCATTGCAGTTACAGATGCCCGTCCAGGCAATGCTAACTACGGAGGGCAAGACATACCCACATACGACCTCACCGTTGCAATAGCGGTACGGAGAAATTAAGGAGCCACCATGGCAACAACAACATTCCTGTCAGGCGCAACCTGCTCAATCACACCAACCGGCGGCTCAGCAATTGATGTTAGCGATCAACTTTCTAAATGCGAAGTAATGCTGGGCTTTGAGTTGCTCGAGAGCACCTCGCTAGCCGATACCGGCCGACAGGCAACCAAGGGCCTTCAGACCGTGGCGGTCAACCTAGACCTGTACCTTTCCTATGGCGTTGGTGAAATTGAAACCCTTCTTGCGGCTATCGTCTCAGCCGGTTCGTGTACAATCGTGGTCTCGCCATCAGGCACCACAGAATCAGCCAGCAATCCCGAGTACACAATTACGACTTGCACACTAGATGCAGCCCCTGTGATCATGTCGTCAATTGGGACCCTTGCCGTAGCCTCGGTAAGTTTCTCTAACGGTACCTGGGTGCGAGACATCGTCTAGACCTAATTAATAACCAAAACAACCAAAGGAAAAAATGAAAATCAGACTCCAAGTAACACCGACCCAAGGCGACGCCTATGAATGCGAAACCAACCTTTTTGTAGTCGTTGCATGGGAACGCAAATTCAAGAAGCAAGCCTCAAGTCTTGCCAACGGAATTGGCGCGGAGGACCTGGCCTTCTTTGCCTACGAAAGTTCAAAGGTCGCCGGGGTCACTGTTCCGCTGGCCTTTGATGAGTTCATAAAGAAAACCAAGTCAATAGATGTGGTGTCAGAGGATGCCCCAAGTTTTACAGAAGCGGCAGTTTCCGACGCTCTCTAGCGGAGGTTCTTGTCGCTACTGGATACTGGGTTCCTGAGATTCCATTTGACACTGACGACCTGTTCACGGTTGTTGATGTCCTGAACGAACAAGAGAAAGCACAAAGAAGCAGACGATGACAACTAATACATCCATTGAAGTTGTCGGTGTTCGTGACGCTATTCGCTCTCTAAACAAAGTTGAACCAGGCCTCCGCAAACAATTTACAGCCGACGCCACACGCATTGCACAACCAGCAATTCAGGAAGTTCAGGCTGGATACCAGCGCGAGTACCTGTCCGGCATGGCCCGCAACTGGACACAAGGCGGTTCCAAGAAGTTCCCGTTCTCCGTGTCCAAGGCAATTGCTGGAGTCAAATTGAAAGTGGACGCATCTCGAGAAGCAACCTCGTTAATCTACATTGCACAGATGAACGCGGGCGCTGCCATTTGGGAATCCGCAGGACGCGCAAACCAAAACAGACTTAGCGACAGTCTTGGGTCAGTCCCCAAGGCAAACCACACACGCAACCTGGGCCCAGCGGTGTTCCGCAAGCGCAAGGAAATTGAGCGTGAAATGCTTAACGCAACCAACGCCGTAGTGGCACTTGTAGAAAAGGAACTTAAGTAATGTCCCTTTCAATCCCAATCGTGACCTCATTTGACGGCAAGGGAATCTCCTCCGCCGTTAAGGAATTTAAGAATCTTGAGACCACCGGCGAGAAGGCACAGTTCGCCATTAAGAAGGCAGCCGTCCCCGCAGGTATTGCCATTGCAGCATTAGCGGCGGGACTTGTTGACTGCACCAAGGCTGCCATTGAAGATCAGGCAGCAGCAAATCTTCTAGCCATCGCCCTTGGCAAATCAACCACGGCAACTGACGCCGCAATTAAAGCCAACGGAGATTTCATTGACTCCCTTATGCTTTCAACCAATGTGGCCGATGATGAACTGCGCCCGGCTATGGCCCGACTTTCGCGCAGTACCGGCGATGTCACAAAGGCGCAGGACCTATTGGCCCTTGCCGTTGACATATCAAAAGGTTCCGGGAAAAGCCTTGAGACAGTTACCGCTGCGCTGGCCAAAGGTTACGACGGCAACACCAACGCCCTTGGAAAACTAGGACTTGGTCTTGATCAGGGCCTTATCAAATCCAAAGACTTTGGAGCCATTCAAGAGAAACTTACTGAAAACTTTGGCGGCTTCGGTAAGGCAGCAGGCGAAACAACCGAAGGACAACTGGCAAGATTTACAACTGGCATCGCGGAACTAAAGGAGGGAATCGGTGCGGCCTTGTTGCCCGTTCTTGACGCGGTACTGCCACTGGTTAACAAGTTTGCAAAATGGGCCCAAGACAATCCCGAGTTCTTTACCATCATGGGCGTGGCACTTGCCAGCATTGCCGCAGCCGTCGTGGCCATTAACATTGCGATGAGCATTAACCCAATCACGGCTATTGCCATCGGTATCGGATTAGTAGCCGCCGCGGCAGTAGTGGCCTACAAGAAATTTGAGACCTTTCGGGAAATTGTTGACGGGGTCTTTGGTGCAATTCGCTGGTGGGTTGGCAATGTAGTTATCCCGGTATTCCAGGGCTTGCTGGGTGCGGCCGTGACCGTATTCAAGGGCATTGCTTCAATTTGGAACAACACCGTCGGCAAACTGGCTTTCACTATCCCATCATGGGTTCCTGTTATCGGTGGTAAAAGTTTTTCTATGCCTAATATCGGCGGCGGTTCAGGCGGCGATGGCGGCGGTGGATTAACTAGCGCTCGAGCATTTGAAGAATCACAAAAGCAAATAGTTCAAGCAAACCCTGAGATATTTCAGGCACCACCAGCCGTGGCATTATCAGCCCCAGGCAAAATCCAAAATACCAAAGCACCTGCAATGGACAACACCTCAGGCAACGCAGGAGGATTTGAAGCCATGGGCATTGGGGGTATTGGCCCATTTGACAACATCACAATTAACCTAGACGCGGGCCTGATCAGTTCCCCCGCAACCGTCGGGCAGGACATCATTGACGCCATCCTTGCCGCACAACGAGACTCAGGCGTTGTATTTGCACCGGCGGCTACCCTCTAATGACCGTCCCGACATACCAAGTCTTGGTTGGATTCCAAACGACCACAGGATTCGGTCAGCCATTCCAACTCAACGACGCGGTCTTTGGAAAACTAAATACTGGAACATTGGGCGGTCTTGCCTTTGCAGACCTCACAAGTATTGTCATGTCAATCAACATCCGACGGGGTCGTAACCGCCAACTTGACCAATTTAACGCCGGAACAGCCCAGGTCGTATTTAACAACAACAGCAGAATCCTGGACCCACTAAACACATCCAGTATTTATTACCCCTTTGTCCTGCCGCGGTCCCCGATCATTATTTACGCAAACGGCACCCCGATTTATAACGGCTTTGTAGAGGACTGGAACCTGGACTATCAAAACGCTAACCAGGGCAGAATGGTTGCGAGATGTGTGGACGCTTTTGGGACATTGTCAAACCAGCAACTAAACACTTTTACACCCACGGCACAGACATCAGGCTTGCGGGTTGACGCCGTCCTAGACCGGCCTGAGGTTGCCTACCAAGGCGCAAGGTCCATAGGTACCGGGTCTTCCACTTTGGGGGCTTACGCGGTCTCCCAAGACACCAATGTTCTTAACTACCTCCAGCAGATCAACACTTCAGAACAAGGGTATTTATATACCTCGGCTGATGGCACCCTGACATTCAAGGGACGCTCAAGCGTCCTCAACCCAGTCTCCGGGGCCTCCTTTACCACAGATGGCACTGGCATTCCGTACATGAGCCTGGTCAACCAGTACGGGTCCGAACTCCTTTACAACAACATTTCAACCCAGTCACCTGCCGGGGCCGTCCAAACCAACACTGATACGGCTTCTATTGCCCTTTACCAGTCGCAGACATACCAATTGCTACAACTTCTAAATTCAACGACTACGGAGGTCAACGGATTAGGGGCTTACCTTTTGGGCAAATACGCCAACCCAGTTGTCCGGTTCACAGGTGTTTCTTGCGAATTAGCAGCATTGACGGCCGCGCAATGGGCAACCATCTTTGCCATTGACCTCACTTCAATCGTGACAGTCCAAAAGGATTACAACACCGGAACACCGCTTACAGAATCGCAGACCCTG